CCGCGCTGCCGCTGGCGGAGTTCAAGGCGCATCTGCGGCTGGGCACGGGGTTTGCCGATGACGATATCCAGGACCCGGTTCTGGAAAGTTTTCTGCGCGCGGCGCTGGCGGCGATCGAGGGTCGCACGGGCAAGGTGCTGCTGGAACGTGAGTTTTCCTGGGCGCTGCATCAGTGGCGGGACGCGACAGGGCAGGCCTTGCCGGTGGCGCCGGTGAGCGCTGTGCTGAGCCTTGGTCTGCGCAACCGGGCGGATGAGGTCGAGGTGATCGACCCCGCCCTTTACCGGCTGGAGCAGGATGCGCATCGGCCCTTGGTGCGGCCCTTGGGCACATTCCTGCCAGTTATCGGGCACGGCGCTGTGGCAGAAATCCGGTTTCGCGCGGGCTATGGAGCGGATTGGTCTGATCTGCCAGCCGATCTGGCGCAAGCGGTGCTGATGCTGGCGGCACATTATTACGAGTACCGGCATGACACGAGCCTGAGCAGCGGCTGCATGCCCTTTGGGGTGGCCAGCCTGATTGAGCGCTATCGCACGGTGCGGCTGTTGGGCGGGGGGGCGCGGTGATGGCGGGCCCGAGGCTGAACCGGCCCTTGGTGCTGGAGGGCGCGGTGCGTCTGCCGGATGGGGCGGGCGGTTTCACGGAAGTCTGGGAGGCGCGGGGCACGCTCTGGGCCGAGGTCAGCGCGCGCACGGGCCGAGAGGCCGAGGCCGAGGGTTTGGCTGTGGCACGGGCGGGCTACCGGATAACGGTGCGGGCCGCGCCACAGGGGTCGGCATCGCGGCCAGAGGCCGGGCAAAGGCTGCGCGATGGCGCGCGGATTTTCGCGATCCTGTCGGTGACGGAGGCCGATGGCGCGGGCCGATACCTGAGCCTCTGGGCGCAAGAGGAGGTGGTGCCATGAGCTATGCGATGGCAGCAGGATTGCAGGTGGCGGTCTATCAGCGGCTGGCGCAGGATGCGGCGCTGAGCGCGCTGGTGGGCGGCGCGATCCATGATGCGGTGCCGCCCGGTCGGGTGCCGCCGCTTTATGTGACGCTTGGTCCTGAAGAGGCGCGCGAACGCGGCGATGGCACGGCGGGCGGGGCCTGGCATCGGTTCACCGTCACGGTGGTGAGCGAGAGCGCCGGGTTTCAACAGGCCAAAGTGGTGGCGGGCGCTGTCAGCGATGCGCTGGTGGGGGCTGAGCTTTCCCTCGTCCGCGGACGGGTGAGCAGCCTGAATTTCCTGCGTGCCCGCGCGCGGCGCGAGACGGGCGGACAGGCGCGGCGGATCGACCTGACCTTTCAGGCGCGCGTCGATGAGGACGCGTAACCTTTAATCTCTGGAGTGACGACAATGGCGGTACAAAATGGCAAGGACCTGCTGGTCAAGATCGACCTGAACGGCAGCGGCAATTTTCAGACGGTGGCGGGGCTGCGCGCCACGCGCGTCAGTTTCAACGCGGAAAGCGTGGATGTCACCAGCCTTGAATCCGCGGGGGGCTGGCGCGAGTTGCTGGCGGGCGCGGGTGTGAAATCCGCAAGCATCAGCGGCTCGGGTATTTTCCGCGATGCCGATAGCGATGCGCGGGCGCGGCAAATCTTCTTTGACGGGGAAATGCCGGATTTTCAGGTGGTTATCCCCGATTTCGGCACCATCGAGGGGCCATTCCAAGTGACGGCGATCGAATATGGCGGCACCCATGATGGTGAGGCGACCTATGAGCTGGCGCTCGCCTCTGCGGGACAGTTGACCTTTACGGTGCTGTGATCGTGATGGCCAACCCCTGGGCAGGCGAGGTGGCGTTGGTGATCGGCGGAGAGCAGCAGGTGATGCGGCTGACGCTGGGGGCCTTGGCCGAGTTGGAGGCGGGGTTGGAGAGCGGCTCGCTCGTCGATCTGGTGGCGCGGTTCGAGGGCGGGGCGTTTTCCACGCGCGATGTGCTGGCACTGATCGTGGCGGGGCTGCGCGGGGGAGGCTGGCGCGGATCGGCGGCGGATTTATTGAGTGCCGACATCGAAGGCGGACCGCTCGCGGCGGCGCGGGCGGCGGCGGAACTCTTGGCGCGGGCCTTTGCCCTGCCGGAGGTGGGCGGATGAGCGGGCGGTTTGATTGGCCTGCCTTGATGCGTGCGGGTCTTCAGGGGCTTGGCCTGCGACCAGCTGAGTTCTGGGCGCTGACGCCGGTCGAATTGCGCCTGATGCTGGGCGAACGGCAGGGTGTGCAACCCATGGCGCGCGCGGGGCTTGAGGCGCTTTTGCGCGCCTTTCCCGACAGACAAGGAGAGATGAGCGATGGATGAGTTTGAGCGGGTTGACGAGCTTGAGGCGCAGATTGCCGCCCTTGATGATGCGATGGGGCAGGCCACGGGGATGGCGGCGGCCTTTGGCGCGGAACTGGCGCGGGTAAAGGGCGGCTTTGCCAGTGCGGGGCAGGATGTGCAGTCGCTGGAGCGGGGCCTAAGCCGGGGATTACGCGGGGCCATACGCGGCGCTGTGGTCGATGGCGATGGCCTGTCGGACAGTTTGCGTCGTTTGGCCACGATCATGGTCAACACAGCCTTCAACGATGCGACGCGTCCGGTGACGGATCAGATTGGTGGGCTGATTTCACAAGGGATCGGCAGCCTTGTGGGTGGGCTTTTTCCCTTTGCCAAGGGGGCGTCGTTTTCCCAAGGCCGCGTGCAGCCCTTTGCCAATGGGGGCGTGGTGAGCGGGCCTGTGAGCTTTCCGATGCGCGGTGGCACGGGCCTCATGGGTGAGGCGGGGCCAGAGGCGATCATGCCGCTCAGCCGTGGCCCTGATGGGCGGCTCGGCGTGCGTGCGCAGGGCGGTGGGTCTGTCAGCGTGGTGATGAATATCCAGACGCCCGATGCGGAAGGGTTCCGCCGCTCTCAGGGACAGATTGCCGCGCAATTGGGCCGCGTGATCGGGCGCGGTGGACGCAATCGCTGAAAAGGAGCAGGACATGGGATTTCACGAGGTCAGATTTCCGGCGAGCCTGAGTTTCGGCTCGCTGGGCGGGCCGGAGCGGTTGACGGATATCGTCACGCTCGCCAACGGATTTGAGGAACGCAACACGCCCTGGGCGCAGGCGCGCAGGCGGTATGATGCGGGCGTGGCGCTTCGGTCGCTCGACGATATCGAAGCGCTGATCGCGTTCTTCGAGGCGCGGCGTGGGCAGCTCTACGGGTTTCGCTGGAAGGACTGGACCGATTTCAAATCGGGCCGGGCCAAGGCCGCGCCGGATTACCGGGATCAGGAGATTGGTGTGGGGGATGATGCGAGTGTTTCGTTCCAATTGCTCAAGTCCTATCGGTCGGGCGAGCAGGTGGCGGTGCGTCCCATCGTCAAGCCGGTCAAGGGCACGGTGCGCTTGGGTCTCGACAATGTCGAGATGCAGGAGGGTGTGCACTACGAGGTCGATACCTTCACTGGCGTGGTCACGTTCTCTGAACCGCCCAATCGCGGCGTTCCGGTCACGGCGGGGTATGAATTCGATGTGCCGGTGCGGTTCGATACGGACCGTATTCAGACCAGCCTTGCCAGTTTTCAGGCGGGCGAGGTGCCCAATGTGCCGGTCGTGGAGATCCGGGTATGAGCGGGCTTGTGGAGCATCTCAAGTCGGGCATTACCACGACCTGCCGGTGTTGGGCGTTGACGCGCCGCGACGGGGTGGTGATGGGGTTCACCGATCACGACCGCCTGTTGGCGTTTGAAGGCGTGGAATTTCGCCCTGATACCGGGCTGAGTGCGTTGGCCTTGCAGCAGACAACGGGGCTGTCGGTCGACAATACCGAGGCCTTGGGCGCGCTGAGCGATGCGGCCATCCGCGAGGCGGATATCGAGGCCGGGCGGTATGACGGGGCGGAATTGCGCGCGTGGCTCGTCAATTGGCAGGATGTGACAGCGCGCAGCCTGATCTTTCGCGGCACCATGGGCGAGTTGCGGCGCGCAGGCGGGGCGTTCGAGGCCGAGTTGCGCGGGCTGACCGATGCGCTCAACGTGCCGTTGGGGCGGGTCTATCAAAAGGCATGCAGCGCCATTCTGGGGGACCGGACCTGCACCTTTGATCTGGATACGCCGGGGTATGTTTCGGAGCGCCCCGCCGAGAAAGTGGAGGAGAACCGCGTGTTTCGCTTTGCCGAAATGGGCGGGTTTGAGGACGATTGGTTTCGGCATGGCGTGATCCGGGTTTTGAATGGGGCGGCCGCCGGGCTGATCGGACTGATCAAGCGCGACCGCAGCGAGGGCGAGGGCCGGGTGATCGAGCTCTGGCATGCTCTGGGCGCGATGGTTGCGCCCGGCGATGCGCTGCGGATCGAGGCGGGCTGTGACAAGCGCAGGACGACCTGTCAGTTCAAATTCGACAACCTGCTGAATTATCAGGGGTTTCCAGACATTCCCGGCGATGACTGGACGATCACGGACCCGACCAAGAGCCCGCGTCGTGATGGCGGGAGCCGCAGATGAGCGGGCAGGGGGCGCGGATTGTCGCGGCGGCCCGAGGCTGGATCGGCACGCCTTACCGGCATCAGGCGGCCTGTCGTGGGGCGGGATGTGATTGCCTAGGACTGGTGCGGGGGCTCTGGCGCGAGATCAAGGGGGCCGAGCCGGAACGCCCGCCCGCCTATTCGATGGATTGGGCCGAGCCTGCGCGGCAAGAGGCGCTGTGGCAGGCAGCGGCGCGGCATCTGGTGGCCAAGGATCTGGCGCAAGAGGCAGCGGGCGATGTGATCCTCTTTCGCATGCGTGAGGGGTCTGTTGCCAAGCATCTGGGCGTGGTCGCGGAAGTGGGCGCGCGTGCGTCTTTCATTCACGCCTATTCGGGGCATGGCGTGGTCGAAACCGCGCTGAGCGCCCCTTGGCGGCGGCGCATCGTGGCGCGTTTTGAATTTCCCAAGGAGGGCTGAGCCATGGCAACCATTCTGTTATCCGCCGCAGGGGCCGCGATTGGCGGCGCGGTGGGGGGCACGGCGCTTGGCCTCTCGTCGGTGGCGATTGGGCGCTTTGCCGGGGCCGTGATCGGTCGTTCGATTGATCAACGTTTGCTGGGGCAGGGATCCG